GATTTGGCAAACTATGCATTATATATAAAAAACAACACTCAAATAGAAGTGTTTAATAAATTTTGCAGTTATTCATTTGAGGAAGTTGTTGGAGAGACTGAAAATAATAATAAAAAGTATTCCATAAGTTGGAAAAATATGCACTTTATTTGGAAGTTATTTATATCTAAACATTCTTTGCCAAGTGTTATTTACTCTAATAACTTAAAAAAACTACTTAAAGACCGATTCGCATACGATGAGACTAGTGATACTTTTTATAATATAACTAGTAAATACCTGCCATTTGTAAGCCATTTTATTCAATTTTGGGAAAATACTATTTCTACAACTAGTTTATCTGATTTTGACCATGAAATTGAAGTTGATGAATTGTGCAGCTTGTTTAAAAAATGGACAACTGAAAATGATAACATTAATTACTACGCAGGACACACTAATGAACATGATGTATTAAAAATATTAAATCATTACTTCCCCAATATTGAAATTATTGATAACAAATACATATTAAATGTACAATGCAGCATGTGGAATAAAATTGGTGATATGAATCAAACGTTAGATTCTCTCAAAAATCATTATAAAGAAATCGTTTTACTAAATGAAAACCCCTCTTTATTAATTCCTTTTGATGAAATTTATGCTTATTATATCAAACACAAGCAAATAAAGTTTACCATTAGTAAACTGTATTTTGAAAAATATTTATATTCTGAACTATCCGATTATATTCAATATGATAAATTTGTTTCAGTATCTTGGGTTTCTAATTCTTAAATTTAAGCATTTAATGCTTCCTGCTCAACATCAGCAGGGCTTAAAGCATACATCTTTGAATGAGTTCCACCACGCATCTTCTTGGACTTGGACTTGGACATAGACTTGGACTTGCCAATCTTGACAAATCCAAACTTGCCCTTCTTGGTTCCGTAACCAGCCTTGACAAGACGTTTCTCCTTCTTGGCGGTAACGTGCTTCTTTCTAGAAACAATGCGACCATTCTTGTTCATTAAAAGGTTACTCTTTGTAAGACCACCACTGGTCTTGTAAGCTGTGCCGTGCACAACTTGCGCGCGTGATCCCTCCAACTTCTCAAACTTGTGTCCGTGAATGAGATAGTGACCATGTGAACTTTTCGTGTAACGAGTCATTATAAATTAAATGAAGAAAAAAATAAATTTTCTCTCAATTTCGCTAAAACAATCTTCTAAAATATTATACGCAGATTATAGTTAAAATCTATTCCTACTAAGAAACTTTGGCAATGGTTCTCCTTGCAAGCGTCCTAATAATGTAATACCGTCTCCTTGATATGCAGCATTTCCATAGACAACTCTACCACCCCTAGAGTATTTTATAGCATTTACGGCTCTTTCTACTTGCGTTGAACCAGGAATAACATCTGGATTGCTATTTTTTACTATTTTACTGTTTATAGGAGACGGACAAACACAAGATTTTTCACTATTGCTTTCTGATGTAAACTTACCACCATTTATATCATTTATTATCTGCTTAATTGGCCCAGCTCTTCTTCCTGGTATTATATATCTTGAGGTATATGTGGATGCCATTTAGTATATGATACATTATTGACAGAAATTTAAAGTATAAATTTTTCTATATATATATTATATAATGGCTCAAAAAAGTAAAAAAATGCATTTGAAAAAAAAGAATGCCACTAAAAGAGCTAATAAATCATATGCTCTAGTCAAAACAAAAAAGACTAAAGCAAATGTTGAGATTGGTCTTAAGGCGTTTGAAGAAAAGTTTGGAAAAACATTGTCAAAAGATTTAGTCAAGTCTAATGAAAAAATTAGAAGTGAGTTTGTTAAAAAACTTTTATCAAATTTCTCTCCAGCACATCTTAAACCAAATGAGAATTTTTATGATTATATTAACTACAAATGGCTTCAAAATGACTACTTGTCTGCGGAACAAAAATATATCGTTCAGGTTGATGAATTTAGATTGACTCAAGACAAGGTTTACCGACAATTAAATGAACTTATATTGAATTATATCAAAACCCACAATGACAAGTTGGCTAAAAATTTGAAAAACTTTTATTACTCTGTCATTAAGATGAACGACAAACAAGATAGCAGACGCATTGCTAAGGAAACAATTAAAAAAATAGATGAATTAAGAAAAAATAAAGCCAATGTTTGGAAAATGCTTGCATACGCAAATAAAGATGAGGTTGTTAAAGCAAGAGCCCCATTTGTTTGGTCTGTCAACCCCGATAATAAAAATTCAACGGTTAATAGATGTTCCCTTGATTCTCATGCATTTAACTTAGTTGATGTTAGCATCTATTTTGATGATGGTTTAGACGTAGAATATAAACGCAAATTTAGAAGCAAATTTAAATCATTTTGCAAAAAATTGTTTGACACCGTTCTTGGACCCAATAATTTAAATCCAAGCCATGTTTTTGAGGTTGAAACTGAGATGATTAATGCACTTATATGTGGTGAAGTAACATCAAGCACAGAATCTTATAATAAAGTTGGAGCTGAAGAGGCGGAAGAAAAATACGGCTTTAACTGGAAAGAATTTACAAAGGACCTCGGTTATAAAACCACTCCCGAATTCTTTATTTGCTCTAATCTTAATTACTTAAAGTGCGGAACAAAGCTCATGATGGACAATTGGGATTCTGAAAAATGGAGAACATATTGGATTTATATTTTCTTAGTCAAAATTGCTAGAATGACTCGCGGCTGGGAACAAGTAAATTATGATTTTTTTGGCAGTTTTGAACGCGGCCAAGAAGCCATAAATAAAAGTGATGCAGTAAGCGCTTCATTATATTTATCCGTTCCATTTAACACCTTTTTAACCAATCAATACGTTGCTAACTACGAGTCCTCGCAAAACGTAAAATATGTTGAGACTATGTGTAACGATTTGAAAATAGTTTTTAATAGAATTTTGAAAAGAAACAATTGGTTGTCACCTTCAACCAAAAAATATGCCCTCAGCAAATTAAATCATATGAAATTTGTCATTGCTAAGCCCGAAGTTTTGAGAGAAGACCCTTTACTTAATTATGGTGACAGTCTCATTGAAAATATGGATAAAATTCACGCTTGGAGACACGAACAATATTTGCAACTAGAAGGCAAACCACTTGTAGATATTCCTGTTATGGATTGGACTCAATACCCAGTTAAAATGATTGGTACACAAGCATACATTGTGAACGCTTCTTATACACCAGCTAAAAATAGTATTTATATAAACTTGGGATATATTCAAAAACCATTTGTTGACTTGGATGAACGAGGTATTGAATACAACTTGGCTCATATTGGTTGCACTATTGGTCACGAAATAGGTCACGGATTTGATGACTGGGGAAGTCAATATGATGAAAATGGCAATTTGAATAGTTGGTGGACTGATCACGACAAGAAAGCATTCAAGAAAATCCAAGATGATGTTATTAAACAATATGAAGATTTTGCCGCTCGCGATGGAATTAAATTTGATGCCTCCATCGGTGTAGGAGAAGATTTGGCCGATATTACTGGTCTTGCTATTTGTGATGAATATTTGCGCGACTACCAAGATAATAATGAAGATATTGTTCCTATCCAAACATTATCATTTGAGGCATTTTACACCTATTTTGCTATTCAACAAAGACAACAAGTTGGCAAAAAAGCTTTGGCCGCTCAACTCAAAAATAACCCACACCCTCTTGATAAATACAGATGCAACATTCCTCTCTCACGCTCTCAAATATTCAGAGCTTTATATAATGTAAAGAAGGATGATGGAATGTGGTGGCACAATACTAACAGCGTCTGGTAAAAATAAACGCATTTAATTTCAATCTTTTTGCCTAATTTTTGGCTCAACCTTTTTCACCAACGGTGCCTTCGGCAAGGTTGATTAAATAAAAATTGAAACTAAATAAACACAAAATAATTAAGTAATATAGATAACATGACAACCAAGGAAGCAAACCTAGCAAATAAGTATCAGCAGAAGACTGATAAACAACACATTCTTGACAATCCAGACACCTACATTGGTTCAGTTGAGAATGTTGACGCATTTGTTTGGCTTCTCAATGAAGCTGGCGAACGCATTGTTGAAAAGAATATTGTTCTTGTTCCTGGGCTTTTCAAACTCTTTGATGAGGGAATTGTGAATTGTAGAGACCACGCCATTCGTATGCAACAGGCAATCAAAAATGGCGTATCAAATTCAGTCCCAGTCACAAGCATTGATATTGCAGTTCAAGATGACGGAACAATTGTTATGATTAATGATGGAAATGGTATTGACGTGGCAGAGCATCCCGAGTATAAGGTTTGGATTCCTGAGCTTATTTTCGGCCATCTTCGCACTTCTACCAACTATGATAAGACAGAAAAGAAGATTGTCGGCGGAAAGAATGGGTTTGGTTTCAAGCTTGTTCTTATCTGGTCAACTCATGGTTCAATTGAAACCGTTGACCATGTGAGAGGTCTGAAATATACACAAGAGTTTCGCGACAACTTGGATGTCATTGGAAAACCAGTGATTACCAAGTGCAAGTCCAAGCCTTACACTAAGATTACTTTCAAACCTGATTACGCGCGTCTTGGAATCTCTGGATTGTCTCAAGATCTGATATCGCTTTTTAAGAAGCGTGTCTACGATGTTGCCGCAGTAACCGACAAGTCTGTCAAAGTAAAGTATAATTCACAGGTTATTCCAGTAAAGAATTTCCAGCAATATATTGACATGTATATTGGTACAAAGGATGTGGCGCCTCGTGTTTATGAGGGTGATTCTGAGGAACGTTGGGAATATGCTGTCGCGCTTTCACCCAGCCATGAATTCTCGCAAGTTAGCTTTGTAAACGGCATTCACACCGCCAAGGGTGGAAAGCATGTAGAATATATCCTCGGTCAAATTACAAGAAAGCTTGTTGCTTTTATTGAGAAGAAAAAGAAGATTGCAGTAAATGCAAATAGCATCAAAGAGCAATTGATTTTGTTCTTGCGCTGCGATATTGAGAATCCTGCGTTTGATAGTCAGACCAAGGACTTTATGAATACACCGAGCGCAAAGTTTGGTTCCACCGTCACTGTCAGTGACAAGTTTATTGAAAAGGTTGCAAAGATGGGTGTCATGGATGCAGCATGTGCAATTACTGAAGTAAAAGAAAATAAGGCTGCCAAGAAAACTGATGGTGCCAAGACCAAGAATATTCGTGGAATTCCTAAGCTTATTGATGCAAACTGGGCTGGAACTGAAAAATCGGCGCAATGCATGATTATCTTTTGCGAGGGAGATTCAGCCAAGGCAGGAATTGTTTCTGGTTTGTCTTCCGAGGATAGAAACACAATTGGTGTATATCCTATGAAGGGTAAGATTCTCAATGTTCGCGGCGAGCAAGTAAAGAAGATTGCAGAGAATAAGGAGATTGCTGAGATTAAAAAGATTCTTGGCTTGGAGACTGGCAAGGAATATAATAGTGTGGCTGAAGTTACAAAGTCTTTACGATATGGAAAAGTATTGTTCATGACTGACCAAGATTTGGACGGAAGTCACATTAAAGGTCTTGGTATCAACTTGTTTCAATCTGAGTGGCCAAGTCTTGCGCAAATTCCTGGTTTCATCGGCTTCATGAATACTCCCATCTTAAAGGCTAAGAAGGGTGCGCAAGATTTGGTATTCTATAATGAAGGCGAGTATGAGGCTTGGAAGGAACTAAACGATGGTGGTAAGGGATGGAAGGTTAAGTACTACAAGGGTTTGGGAACCAGTACTGGAAAAGAATTCCGAGAATATTTTGAGAAGAAGAAAATTGTCAGTTTTGCTCACAGCGGCAAGCCTTGCGACGATGCAATTGACATGGTATTCAACAAGAAGCGCGCAGATGACAGAAAGGATTGGTTGGAAGAGTATGATCGCGAAAGCTATCTTGACACCAATCAGGAAGCTGTCGGTTATGATGACTTTATTAACAAGGAACTCATCCACTTCTCCAAGTACGATTGTGATAGAAGCATTCCCAACTTGATGGACGGCCTCAAGATTTCATTGAGAAAGATTCTGTTTGCCGCGTTCAAGAAGAACTTGACAACAGAAATCAAAGTTGCTCAGTTTAGTGGTTATGTCTCTGAGCACTCAGGATATCATCATGGTGAGGCGTCATTAAACGGAGCAATTGTAAACATGGCGCAGAATTTTGTCGGCAGTAACAATATCAACTTGTTCACCCCCAATGGACAATTTGGTACTCGGTTGCAAGGTGGCAAGGATAGCGCATCTGAAAGATACATCTTCACACAGTTGTCTAAGATTACGAGGACTTTGTTTCCTGACATGGATGATAAGATTCTTAAGTATTTGAATGACGATGGATTTCCTGTTGAGCCGCTCTTCTACGCTCCAATTATTCCTATGGTTTTGGTGAATGGATCCAAGGGAATTGGTACTGGGTTTAGTACTGAGATTCTTTGTTATAATCCTTTGGAAATTATTGCTTATTTAAAGAATAAGCTTTCCGACAGTTCAAACACTCATTTTGATTTCATGCCTTATTACGAAGGTTTTACTGGAACCATTTCAAAGATTTCCGAAGGAAAGTTCCTTGTAAAGGGCAAGTATGAAACTCTTGGTGCGGATAAAATTCGTATTACTGAGTTACCAGTTGGAACATGGACTGATGACTTTAAGGAATATCTTGAGACTCTGACAGACTCTGTGGATAAGGCAGGCAAAAAGGTTACACCAATTGTTAAAGATTATGATGATATGAGTAAGGACACAACTGTTGATTTTGTCATTACTCTGCAGAAAGGAAAACTCGCTGAACTGGAAGCCATCAAGTTGGACAATTGCTGCAATGGTCTTGAGAAGCAATTCAAGTTGTTTACTACTAGTTCTACAAGTAATATGCATTTGTTTGATGCAAACGACAAGTTGAAAAAGTATGCAAATGTGCGCGATATTATTGATGATTATTATGGAACGCGACTTCAAATGTTTCAAACCAGAAAGGATTATATGATTAACTCTCTTACAAAGGAACTGGTTCTGCTTTCTAACAAGAGCAAGTACATCAAGGAGAACTTGGATGGAACCGTTGATTTGAGGCGCAAGAAGCGTGAGGAAGTGAGTAAATTGCTCAAAGACAAGAGCTACAATGTAATTGATGATGATGAGGATTTCAAGTATTTGGTGAAGCTGCCCATGGATAGTGTGACTGAGGAGAATGTTGCCAAACTTCTCAAGGAGCATGGAGACAAGGTTGCAGAGTTGGAAGTCGTAAAGTCTAGAACGATTCAGCAGATGTGGTCTGGTGAACTAGATGCGCTTTCATCTGAATACGCAAAGTACAGGGAGGAGCGTGAACGCAGTATTTCTGGTATCGGAAAGAAAACTGGTGCAAAGGTTGTCAAGAAAACCAAGTTGGTGGTTACAAATTAACGTCGGTGTTTATATATTATTCTTGTTTGAATTATTATATACCCCAGCTCTTGTATAAATTTTTTTATGTCTGTGCAAATAAGAAATTCATTCATCTTGAACATCTTATTTTACTATATTTTTTACTTCTTGTGAAGAGAATGAAGAGAGAAAAAGCTTTTTAATATTAAATAAATTAAAAATTTAAAACCAAGGTTTCAACTCCAATTGTTTATCATTATTTTGTGACATAACTGGAGGGTCCATAGGTTTATACATGGTGCTAGCGTCTTCTAAATATTTATGATAACCAATTGCCTCTGAATACACTTGATGTATGCAGTAATCCCAAACAATTTTATTCAACTGTTCTACTTGTTGTTGAACACTTGTAGGTTGATTTGCTGCATGCTGTAAAAATACACTTCGCATTATAATTTTAAGAGTGTCGCCGTCTTGGTCGCTAATGACATATTGACCATTTGACTTTTTATATACTCCAGCTCTTATACCATTTTGAATAATGCGAATGTTGTTTTGAGAGAAAAAGGTTTTGGATAAATCTGTATTATCCCACAACCCTTCAGTTGGATTCCTAAAAGTCACACATTGGTTCACTGGTATTTTATCATACATTTGAAATAAATCCGTAGTTTTAGGCCCGTTTATATCCACTCTTCCATTTGATGGTTTGCAATTCATTATAATATTCTACTATAAGAAAATATTATATCCTATTATTTTATACAAATGAACTTTCAGTCTATAGTTTTATTAATTGCTATTTTATTACTTATTGTATGCCTTATTCTTATTGGCATTGCTTTAGCAAAATCAAAGAATATTCAGCAATGGCCACCAATTGTTGGCACTTGCCCAGATTATTGGGTAGATATGTCCAACAACGGGGCTCAGTGTATTAACTTGAAAAATTTAGGAACTTGCAATTCTGGAGTACCTGCAGGGAAACACCTACAAATGGATTTTACAGTCGCACCGTATGTTGGTGAAAATGCGGCCTGTTCAAAATACAAATGGGCCAATGGATGTGGGTTAACTTGGGATGGAATAACTTCTGGTGTTTCTAACCCATGCGATGCATCTGGTAATACTGCCTAATAAAAGTAAAAATAAAAATAAAAAATACATTGAATTTGACTTTTATACAATAAATATAATAACTATAATTATTGTATAATGATAACCAGACCTATTGATTTATCTCGCATAACACGATTGCCACTAGAATTAGAAGACATTATTAAATCTTATTTACCAATTAGTGTCTTGTTAACATTGAACAAAGAATACCACACCAAATATCACAAATTTTTAAAACAATTGATATCAAAAACACAATACGAAAACTACATAAGAGACACTCTTCGCAGAGACAATGATTTTATATTTAATTTTTTAATAAAGGAAAATTATAAAATATGGTTAAAAATTCGCAAGTATAAATACGCTAACATGTCTTATGGAAATTACTTTTGTTTTATAGATAAATTCTGCGTTGATAACGAGTCAACAAAATGCCGAAATTTATTAAAAGACTATTTGAATAAAACTGGTTTGAGTAAAAATCAGCATAAAAAGAATACTATTACAAATATAATATGGACCAATTAAATATTAACGAGGTTCTCAGTAGACAACAAGAAGCTTTAAAAATGAAAGAAACTCTTAAAGATTTTGAAGCAAATAAACACAACTGTTTGTTTAAAAAAGGTATTTATGTTTATGGAGAACCTGGAACTGGAAAAACTACATTTGTCATGGAATTGTTAAAAGAAATGAATTACGATGTTGTTCGGTATGATGCTGGAGACATTCGCAATAAATCCATCATTGACACCATAACAAAACATAACATGTCTGATAAAAATATTATGAGCATGTTTCACAAAAATGTAAAAAAGATTGCTATTGTTATGGATGAAATTGATGGCATGAATAATGGCGACAAAGGGGGTATTAATACGCTTATTAAACTAATAAGACCAAAAAAAACCAAGAAACAGAAACTAGAAGAAGTTACTTTAAATCCTATTATTTGCATTGGAAATTATCACATTGATAAAAAAATAAAGGAACTCATGAAAGTCTGTACAACCGTTGAACTTAAAACTCCTTCAAACAATCAAATAACAACAATTATTAAAAAACTTATGCCAGCTATGGAAGAACCGTTGCAGCAAAATGTTGTTCAGTTTGTTCAGGCCGACTTAAGAAAATTGCAATCTATTTACAATATTTATCAAAATAAAAATAACATTCTAAAAAATGAAATTATTCATAGCATGTTTCAACTTAAAACATACAATGATGACACAAAAAAAATAACACAAAAACTAATTAATAATAAATATCACATAAATGATCATTTGTCAATTATGAATGAAACTGATAGAACAATTGTTGGATTGTTATGGCACGAAAATATTAT